CTTGCTTGAATTCAAGAGTATACTCACCAACAAGCGTACCAGTAACGTAGTCACCTTGGTCGCCCATGTACTTGTGGAAGAATTCACGGCCAACTAATGGACGTACAGCCATACGGTTAGTGTCGACAATTAATAATTCCTTAGCATCAAGGTTGTTGTTAAGGACGATTTCGAATTGACCGAAGTCAGAAACGAATTGGTCTACTACTTGACCACGGCTGTTTTCCGCTTGAGTGATGTAAAGCTTGTTGTTGTCAATCGCAGAGATGGCGCGCTTTTGTTTCGCAGGAACCATGATCTTGAAGTTTCCGCCGCTAGCAAATCCGCCTTTTTCGTAGATTGATTGTAGTGAATCGTTTAATAGGGTCGCAGATACCGCGCCAGCTGCAGCGTCAGTTACGTTAGATTGGATGAATGAACGAACACCCGCCATTTGACGAACGTTGCCACTTTCGTATGCAACACCGTTGATTAACGCTTTTTCTAACTGAAGCGCAAGTTCAAGCTGCTTCTTTTGCTTTTCGTATTCGTAAAGGTCGCTGATTCCGTATTGAGTAACCGCTTGAGCAGTTCCGGAAAGTTGTACAGTGTCATCGAAGATTTGAGTCTTGTTAGACTTTTGAGCGCGTGCTTTGTAACGAGCTGCACGAGCGTCAGCACCTTCAACGCCTTCAGAGAACTGGAATTCAACTTTCGCTTGGTCAGCGATAGCTGCAGCCGTAGTTGAAGCATACCCACGTACTACAGTAAGTGTGTTAGTAGCAACGGCAGTAACCTTTAATAATTCGTCAGCAATTTTGATAACGTCGTTTGCACGGAAGATTGATCCGTCAACAACAACAACAGAAGTCGCGACGTTAGTTACAGCGCCGTTAACTTTTGTCTCATCGTTAATCATTTCATCTTCAAACCATTGATGGCTAGTTTGCGTTACTGCTTCTGCGAATCCTAAAAGGTTTAGTAACGGAGTTTGGTGTTGGTTTAATAAAAGAATTTCGTCTACTACTGATACTTGTTTGCCGATTAAATCGGAATTATAAATTTTTGCCATGATTTTGTTTCCTCCATTGTTTTAAAGTTTTTTTTGAATTAAAAAAGACGACCTTTTGGGCCGCCCTGATTACTTACCTAGTTGCGCTTTGAGCGCTGCGTATGCGATTTTGTCTTCGATTTTCTGACTGCGTTTGGCTTTCTCAGCCGCCTCTTTCAGCAACTGTTCGCCAGTTTTTTCCGATGTATCTTTCAGCGAATTGGTAGCTTCGCCGATTGGTCTTTGCGGCTTTTTGACTTCCGCCAAGAAGCTATAATTAGTAACAAGCGCATTCATCACGTCTTCCAAACCTTCTACGCCGTTTTCACCGATATTTACGGCCGATAAATCAGCGAGTTTGAGCGCAGCGTCGATTCGGTCAGCCGGAATGTTTACGCCTGGTGCCGCCTTAATAAATGCGTTTACGATTTTCTCGCGTTGTGCTTGCGTTTTTAGTTCTTCGAGTTGCTTTGCATATTCGTTGCGCTCGGCTTCGAATTTTTTCGCAATTTCCTCCGCGCGTTCTTGCGCCGATAGTTCAGCAAGTCGTTTTTCTTCGAGCGCTTTTTCGTACTCGGATGCTTTCGTTTTGAGGTCGTCATAGTCGGCAAACTTTTCAACTTTCTTGCGTTCGCGCGCAATCCGATCCGCTACGATTTTATCCAATTCATCCTGGGTGAACGTTTTTACTTCCGGCTTATTTTCCGGTACCTCTACCGTTTCTTGCTCGTTCACTACTACTTCGTTATTTACTTCACTCATTGCGTTACCTCCGCTTTAGAGCCGTCGCTCATTAATTTAAAACAGCCGTTTCAGTTTTACGTCATAAACGTTCGGACATAGAAAAAGCCACTTAGACTCTATCAGGACGTCTAACTGGCGATATTACATGTTTGCAATTTGGATGAAATATTTCTCGGTTAGGCAACGAACCATAATACGGATAATCACCGGGAGCATCTGGCGTCAGTTTCACGATTTTACCTTCCCAATTTCGGCAGGCATCTTTCGCGCCATGACTACTGATTTTACCGTAGTAAGCTTCGCGTCCTAAAGCGTCATTAATCGCTGATTCACGCTGTGCCTGCGCTAGTTTGGTCCGCGTAACCATCTCGGAATAAACTTCCGGCTTCCAACGGCGCCCCGCAGCGTCAATAATTCCGGTGTTAATCGAATCGCCCAACCGTTGCCTTAAATCCCGCAGTATATCGCGCTTAATCGAATCCGTCGTGTTAATGCCCTGCGTTAAATTGGCCCGCATTGCTTCCGCCGTCACTTGGCGAATAGTCGTCCGCACTTTTCGGTCAATGTTTTGCGATACTTGCAGAAGGTCGGCTTGAGTGTCAACAACCGCCGTTTTGATGAAGTCACGGTTCAACCGGTTAAACACGACAATCTTTCGTGCTTCCTCTGCCGTCTCCGCCACGCCTAGCGCTATAATCGAATGTATAATGCCATCCTCCGTTGCTTTCGGTATCATCGTAGAAACCCAGGCGCTCGTTTTAGCGTCTAGTTCTTTTAACACGTCGGCAATCTCCTTTTGCACTATGAGCAGGTTTGCCCGCTCGAAATTCGTTAAGTCGATGTGATTCAATTCGTTGCTAATCTTTTGTAGCGCATCTTTGTAATAACTTAGTAGAATCGAAATATCGTAGTCATACGTCGGTGTTGGCGCCATGATTATTCACCGCCAGCATTAAAAATCGACGAATCAACGAAACCATTTGCACTCTTTTCGTCCTCTTCAATCCGCGAAATAATCTCGGTCGCTTTTTCGTCATCCACTCCGTCTTGACGCTTAATAGCACTCTGAACGTCAATGGTCGGCTTGCCTCCGGTACGAATCTGCATGATCTCCGCTTCTTCTTTCGCGTTCTTAGGAATGCCGTCTTGCCAATTAATTGTCGGATAGACCGCTTCGAAATCCGCCTCGCCGTGCGCAATATCGAGTAGTTGACACGTCCAGAGGGCGTCTCTAATCGCTTTGTCATAATGCGTGCGTATTCGTTTCACTTTCGATAGTATCGGCATAAAGCGTGCTTTAATCGACGCTGAGTCGGTATGTGACGTCCCGGTTCCGCCAGAGTTCTCGCCCAGCACCGTTCCGAATAGCCACTGAGGAGTTTCGGACATTTGGAAAACTAGCGAAATTAGCACTTCAAGTTCTTTAAATGCAGCCGTTAACTGACCGCTGAAGTCCATATAGCCTGGCGTTACATCGTCTTTTGTTACCGGAATATAAGCGCCACCTAAGCGCACTTGACCGTCACCTGCTCCGTCTAAGTCCGGACCATAAGCCGTCGGATCGGAATTCTTCCAAAGCACGTAATCAATCTGAACGAGCCTATCATTAATCGCCGCCAATAACGACTCTAGCTTTTCGAGGCCACCAACGCCTTCCCAATCATCATCAACGCTCTTATACGGAATGTGATGAACAAGTAAGTGAGGAACGCCCGTCTCAACGGAATCTTCTTCGCGGCCTGTCGCTACTCTTTCGCCAATTGTGTAGACGTGTAACGGATAGCCCCAACGTGTATCGATTCCGCCTTCAAATTCAAACAAGCGATAGCGTTCGTAAATGATATATCCCGGAATGTGGCGCTCTACGTTTAGGAACGGCTTTTCTGTCTTGCCGTCGATTACATATTCTACTGTCGCAATGTTAACCGCCTTAAACGACTTCACATTTCCGCGCGATATTTCCGGAAATACGAACTCGGCATTTACGTGCTCGATAATCGGCTCCATTACGACGCCATCCGGAATCTGGCCGCCCCTTTGTACTACTTCCGAAAAGTCTTGACGATAGCCATACCGCGTCTTAATCCAAGCGTCGCCACGATAGCCGTTACCAATCGCGCTTTCGTGTACCAATTTAACAAGATCGTTTTCTTCGACATATCGATTAACCGCCTTTTGTTCTTCGCTACTGTCGGGCAGTCCTGATTCGAAACTCGGGGGTTCGCCGACTAGCAAATCGGATGGTTTGGTAACTAAGATATCCGCAATATTTACCGCAATATATAGCTGCGCCAGTTGGCTCTCGTGAGGCGTGTCTTTTAATAGCTTCGACGCGCGCTCGTAGACCTCGAACTGCTTGCCTTGAAATAGCTTTTTCAACCGCTTATACTTCGAGATACGTTCTCGGTCAGCCACCGGCGGAAACTGTTCGCCAGGCTGGAATGCATTGAACGTATAGACCGACGTATACTCGTTTACTTTGTCGAGCTGCGCTTTGTCTTTCCAAAATAAGCCCAAGTTGCGCCCCTCCTTCCGTTATTCGTCTTTTAATAAATCGTCGAGTTCTTCAAGCTCTTTCGCTAAGTCGTCATTGCTCCGTGAACCGCTTGCATCCTCGTTCACTACGACTTGCTTTTCAGTAAGTAGTCCGAATCTACGCATGAAGAGATCAATCGCTTTTACTGAAGGCTGTTCTCCTGCGATTAGTTTTAGTAATTGTCCGTACACCATCGAGCGTTTGTCGCTAAGGAAATCGTCAGAGATTTCGTTTTTGTATGCAATAAAGTTGCGATTCTGAGTCCTCCAGGACCATATCGTCTTATATGAAACGCCTATTTCCTCCGCAATCTGCTCGTATGTTAATTTCGATGGGTCTTTATTCGATTTCAAATCATTATCGACAAGAATGAGTGCCGCCTTCTTTTGTTGCTCTGTAAGTTTCGCTTCGAGTTCTTTCAATCGTTTTGACATTTTCGCGTCCTCCTTTTCGTAAGTCTATAAGTAATTTGGTTTCCTAGTTATCGCCGATTTCGGCCTTTTAACCGCTTCTATCGCCATATTCGTTGCGTCCGGCCCATCATCGTGCCAGCGTGACCCATATCGCTCAAAGTGTTCGAGTAGTATTGCGTGATCGCGATTAAAAATGATATTTCCGCTTTCAATATCGGGCAACATCGCCTCAATCCGAAGCTCTTTACGTTGGCGTTGGTGAATCTTCTTAACTCGGTTGTGTGCCGGATACCCTACGAACTGCAACGCCTCTTTTAGCTTATCTACGAAGAATTCTTGCGCCATTTGCGCCTCAGCGCCGATTATGTCCGGCTGATAATGCTTAACTTTTTGCGTAATCAGTTCGAGAAATTTATCCGGATGAATACGTTCGATAACCGCATCGACAACGTAAACTTTTTTCGTAATTTTATGCTTAGCGACCGTTACTAGCGCAGAATAGTCGCCCTTTTGCTTACCCATCGCAAAGTCGATACCCATTCCGACATAGTAGTCTTTATGCGGGAATGTCCGCCCACTATCGTAGTAGTAAAAACGATCCGGATGGAATATTTGCGATTCCTCATCGAGAGGATTATTCATAAATTCCGTATTGAACGCCTTCGAACCGTAGTTCACCTTTTCGAGAAACAAGTTCTGCAACGGGAATCGGTCGGGCCATAGCACTTTTGCACCTTCGTCCATTGCTTCGCGATGT